TGGTATTGCATCTGCAGAATACAATAAAAAGTCTGGTGAAATCATTTATATTGACAACAGACCACCAATACCAAGATCAGCAAGTCAAAAAGAAGATATTAAAATCGTTTTGGAGTTCTAAAGAAAAATGCCACAGAATACTAACCTAAACGTATCTCCATATTTTGATGACTTTGATGACAAAAAAAGTTATCAAAGAGTTTTATTTAAACCAGGAACTCCAATTCAAGCAAGGGAATTAACAACTCTTCAATCAATTTTACAAAATCAAGTTGAAAAATTTGGAAAACACTTCTTCAAAGAAGGTTCTATGGTTATTCCAGGTCAAATTGGATATGACTCAGAATATAGTTGCGTACAAATTGATGATACGCATTTAGGAATTCCAGTATCAGCATATATTGATAAATTTGTAGGCAAAAGTATAAAAGGGGAAACAAGTGGTGTTACTGCGGTAGTAGAAAATTATATCACAAATACACAATCAGAAAAAAATAACTATACATTATATGTAAAATATAAGAGTTCTAGTGATACAAATTTTACAAATAAAACTTTTGTTGATGGTGAAAATTTGATTTCATTAGAAAATGTTGATTACGCATTGTCTTCAATTAGAACAAATATATCTTTTGCAACTTCAATTATTTCTGGTTCTGTTGGTAAAGGTTCAGCAGCAAAAATTGAAGAAGGTGTGTATTTTGTTCGTGGATTCTTTATTACTGTTCCAAAGCAAGTAGCAATTTTAGATCAATATACAAATACTCCAACATATCGTGTTGGTCTTTTGATTGATGAGGAAATTGCTGTAGCAACAAATAATTATAATGATTTATTTGATAATGCTCAGGGATTTTCAAATTATGCTGCTCCAGGTGCTGATAGATTAAAAATCTCTACAATTTTAATCAAAAAAGAAATTGATGATTTTAACGATCAGGATTTTGTAGAATTATTGCGAGTAGAAAATGGTGGATTGACCAAATTTGTAGACAAAACTGATTACAATTTAATCAGAGATGAGTTAGCAAGAAGAACTTATGATGAATCTGGCGATTATTATGTAAGACCTTTTGATATTCAAGTAAAAGAATCGTTAAATGATAGAATTGGAAATAATGGAGTTTATTATTCAAGTCAAAAAACCAAGCAAGGAAATACTCCATCAAAAGATCTTGCTTGTATTTCAATAAGTCCAGGAAAGGCTTATGTTCGTGGATATGAGATTGAGACAATTAGTAATACTATTGTAGATATAGAAAAACCAAGAACAACAGAACGAGCAGAGAATGCATCAATTCCATTTAATGTTGGAAGACAAATTTTATTAAATAATGTCTATGGTTCTATTACAGTTGGATTAACGACACAGGTAAGTCTTTATGATACTAGAACAGCAACACCAGGATCTTCTTCTGGAACAAAAATCGGAGTTGCTAGACTTTATGACTTAAAATTAAAAAATACAGCATACTCAAATGCTTCAACTCAATTTGAAAGTTCTCTTTATGATATTCAAACATATACAGTATTAACGATCAATACTGCGTTGACACAAACTGCTCCAGCATACATTGAAGGGAAAAATAGTGGTGCTAAAGGTTATTTGGTTAGTAATGCCTCATCATCAACGTTAACATTATATCAAGTTTCCGGGACATTTATAGTAAACGAACAAATCAAAATCAATGGTTTAGATGTTTCTCGCACAATCGCATCGGTAAAAGATTATTCATTATCAGATGTTCATCAGATATATTCTCCTGGGTTTACTGCTGATCCAATTTTATCAAAAGCATTATCTGTCGCAGAGCCAGGAACTCAATTTACTATCACATCTGGTGGAACAGTAACAACTTCAAATCAAAACTTTTATGTTGGAATTAATATAGGTGATGTTGTATCATATACAAAACAAGGAGAAAGTGTACCTACTTATAATAAAGTTTCTGTTGTTAGTGGATCTTCAAAATCTTTAACTATTGTAGCAACGACTTCTGTTTCTGGTATTTGTTCTGGTGCTCTTCCAAGTTCAACAATTTCCGCAAATGACTTCAAAGTAGTATCTTTAGATGTTTTAAATACAAAAAATGCATTTTTATACGCACGTTTAAATAATTCAAAAGTTTCAAATCTAGATTTAACTGGATCTGATGTAGTATTTAAAAAATCTTATCCTATTCCTGCTACTGAACTTAATGATGGTGCATGGAGTGAAACATTAGAAACAGACACATCATTAACATTTGAACCATTTGATGAGGAAGATTATAATTTAACTTTTGCTGATGGAACTATAGCAGTATTAGACAACCAAAAATTAGTTCCAAGTGGAAGAACAATATCTATTCAAAATATTACTCCAAATTCAGGTGCAGCAATACTGACTGCAACTCTCAAAAAAATAGATACAAAAACTCGCAAAAAAACATATAATAGATGTTCTAGTATAACAATTGACAAAACTTCTTCTGGTATTTCTACGTCTATAAGTGGATTGACTACTAGTACTGTTTATGGTTTAAGAATTGAAGATGATGAGATTTCATTAAATGTTCCAGATGTGGAGTCAGTTATTGGAATTTTTGAGTCATCTTCTTCTTCAACTCCTACATTACCAGCAATCACAATAATTGGATTGAATTCAAATATTTTAAATTCAATTAAAGGAGAGAGAATAGTTGGTAAAGATACTGGAGCAGTTGCAAGTTTAGTGTCAAATGATGGAACAAATGAAGTAAAATTTGTTTATCTAAATGAAAATAGTTTTTCTGTTGGTGAAACTGTTACTTTCGAAGAATCTCAAATTTCTGGAACTGTTGACTCAATTCAAGTTGGTGATAAAAATATTAAAACTAACTTTATTTTAGATGAAGGGCAAAGATCAGAATACCTTGATTTTTCAAGACTTATTAGAAAACCACAGGTTTCGGCACCAACAAAACAGATTACAATTATTTACAATAATTATACAATAGATTCATCTGATGCTGGTGATTTTGTTGGAGTGAATTCTTATGATAAAGATAGGTATGGAGACGATATATCATCAGTTGACGGAATATCTCTGAGTGATGTTATTGATTTAAGACCAAGAGTTGCTCCATATTCTGGCACGAAATCACCATTTGAGTATGAATCAAGATTATTTACTGGAGAAAATTCATCTAGAAATATTTTTGCACAACAAAAATCAATAAACTTATCTTATGATTATTATTTACCAAGAATTGATAGGTTATTTTTAACAAAAGAAGGATCGTTTATCGTAAATAAAGGTGTCCCTTCACTTCAACCAAAACTTCCAAATGGTTTGGATTCTTGTTTAGAGGTAGCATCAATTCGTTTACCTGCTTATTTAAATAATTCAGAAGATGCATCAACATCTTTAGTGCAACATAAACGATATACGATGAAAGATATCTCCAGATTGGAAGATAGACTTTCGAATGTCGAATATTATACGTCACTATCTTTACTGGAAACAGATACTCAAAATTTAACAATAAGAGATACCACAACAAAATTAGATAGATTTAAATGTGGTTTCTTTGTTGATAATTTTAGATCTTATAATGGCGGAGAAATAACAAATAGGGATTATAAATCAAGTATTGATACTGCTAATGGATTACTGAGACCAACACATTATACAACTTCCATAGATTTGCTTTTAGGATCTGAGGCAGTTATTGGAATAGGACAGACATCAAACCCAGATGCTGATTTGCGTTTTGTTAGTGATTTGGGTTCTCCAAATATAAAAAGAGTCGGAGATCTTGTATGTTTAAATTATTCTGAAGTTGAATATACAAAAAATCAATTTGCCACAAGAAGTGAAAATGTAAATCCATTCAATGTAATCAACTGGATTGGATCAATTCAATTAAATCCATCAAGTGATACTTGGAACGAAACAAGAAGAACAGAAAGAACTTATGATATTGAAGGAGATTATAAAACAACAACACAACAACTTGGTGTAGATAGTAATACTGGTCTTTCTCCAATTGATTGGAATGCTTGGGAAACTACTTGGACTGGCACAAATATTTCTAGATCATCTTCTGGTCCAGTATTTACTGGAGCAAATTCTAGTTCATTTACTATTGATGGAGGTGTAGGAAGAAGACAGGTAACTGATGTTATACTAACACAAAATAATTTTCAAACTACAACAAATACTACAGTAACCACAACAACAAATCAATCTAGACAAGGAATTCAATTTGGTGTTACTGAAAGATTTGATTCAACAAATCTTGGAGATAAAATTGTTTCTAGAGAAATCATAACAACAATGAGATCTAGAAATATTGAAATTATTGCTAAAAGATTAAAACCATCATCAAGAGTTTATGCATTTTTTGATAATGTCGATATGACTTCATATGTTGTACCAAAATTAATTGAAGTTTCAATGTCTAGTGGAACTTTTACTGCTGGAGAAACAATAGTTGGAGTTTTAGGATCAAAAACTATTAGATTTAGACTTTCAACACAAAATCATAAGTATGGTCCATATAATTCACCAACAGAAACATTTTCAATAAATCCATATTTATCAGAAAATTCTTTATCTAGTTCGTACTCATCAACAACTACAATATTAAATGTTGATACTGCAAGTTTGGAAATGCAAGTGTCATCTGGTTTTTATGGAAGTATTATAAAAAGTATGCAATTGGTTGGACAAACCAGTGGAGCAATTGCAATAATATCTGAGATGAGATTAATCGCAGACGAGACTGGAGTTTTCGTTGGTTCGTTATTTATTCCAGATCCAACAATCCCATCAACTCCATCGTTTAGAACTGGAACAAAAACTTTTGTTTTAACATCAAGTTCAACAAATACTACAGTTATTACTTCGGATGAAACTACAGCAGAAGTTAATTTTACTTCTGCTGGAACTTTGGATAATGTTGAGAATTCTACACTTAGTATTAGAAATGCAAATGTTGAGAGAATTCCTCAAACAGATGCAAGAACACTTACTTCATCCGTAACTAATTTAGTTTCATCCAATACTTCTACAACGACAACCTCATCATCAAGCAGATGGGTAGATCCTTTAGCACAATCATTTGAAGTTGCTGATAATAATGGAGTTTATATTACAAAATGTGATATTTTCTTTAAAACAAAAGATACCAAAGGAATTCCAGTAACACTTCAAATTAGATCGATGCAAACTGGTCTTCCAACGCAAACAATTTTACCATTTTCTGAAGTTACACTAGATCCAAAAGATGTCAAAACATCAGAAGATGGTACTGTCGCAACTACCTTCAATTTCTCTTCTCCGGTTTATTTGGAAAAAACTGGTTCTGGATATTCAATTGTATTGGTTTCTTCTTCCGATTCATACAATGTATGGATTTCCAGAATGGGAGAAACAGACGTATCAACTACAAATAAACCAGATTCTCAAAAAATTATTGTTTCCAAACAACCAACTCTTGGAGCATTATTTAAATCACAAAATGGATCAACTTGGACTGCATCTGATTTAGAAGATTTGAAATTTACCTTATATAGAGCAGACTTTGTAACTTCACCAGCATCATTTAGATTCTATAATCCAGATCTATCTATTGGTAATAATCAAATTGTAACATTGAGAAAAAATCCACTAAATGCGTATTCAAATTCAGCATTAATTGGTTTGGGAAATAGTTTATCTGTTGCAAATCAAAATTTATTGTCAATTGGAAATACTATTAGTCAAACATCTAATACTAATTTTATTTCAAATCTTGTATCTAAGGTTGGTGCAGTTGGAATTGGTTCAACCTTAACATTAACAAATGTTGGTTCTGGATTTACAAGTGCTCTAACGACATATTCAAATATAAATTTAATAACATTAACAGGATTTGGGAAAAACGCAAAGGTAAATCTTTCTGTTTCTTCTGGTATAGCACTTACTGCGACCATTACTGATGGTGGAACTGGATATGCTGCTGGGGATACACTGACTGTAAGTTCTACTGATACAAGTAATCTTGGAAAAAATCTTATTTTAACTATTCCAAACAATGTTGGAATTATTTCAGCAGTTAATTCTATTATTGTTGATAATATTCAAGGAAAAGTAAATACAACATCTAATTATACAATCATCAATAATGGAACAGAAATATCAGGAGCAACAGTAACTAGTACCAATAATATTACTGACGGATTGCACTTCAAAGTCAATCACCAAAATCACGGAATGTATTCTCCAATTAATCAAGTTACTTTGAGTGGAATTGAATCTGATATTGCTCCAGTTAAATTGACTGCTGATTATTCTTCCACTTCTACTAGTGATATTACATTAAATTCAATTGGTAGTTTAGCAACATTTGAAAATGTCACCGTTGGTTCAAATAGTAATATTGGATATATTATTATTGATAATGAAATTATTGCATATACGAATATTAATGGAAATACTTTAACAGGCATCACAAGAGGAATTGATAATACAATTCCAACATTACATTTAGCAAATGCTTCTGTATTCAAATATGAGTTTAATGGAGTTTCACTCAGAAGAATAAATAAAACTCATAAATTCACAGAAGTTGATTTAGTAAAATACCCAATTGAACTTGATTCTTATCATATAAAAATAGACCAATCAAAATCAGGTCTAGATAGAAGTTCTGGACCAACAAATCCAGAACTGTTCTTCAAACAAACTAAGTCTGGTGGTACATATTCTTCAACTCCAACTGTTGGATCTTTTAATGGACCAAAAGCAACACAAAATATTACATTCAATAGTATTAGACCAAACATACAAACATTATTACCAGAAACAACATCAATTGGAGCAAAAATTAGAACAACAACTGGAACAAGTGTAAATGGAACTGAAATCTCATTTGCAGATAGAGGATTTGGGGATATATCTTTAAATTCTACCAATCAACTAAGTGAAACTTCTGCAATTTATTCCAAAGTAAATGAACTTTCAAATTTAACTACTTTACCAGGAAATAGATCATTTACTATGGAACTTCTATTATCAACAGGCGATAGAAAAGTATCCCCAATGATTGATTTACATAGAGTAAATATTATCACAACAATGAATAGGATTGATAATCCTGTTTCTGATTTTGTTTTAGAACCAAAAGTCAATCAATTAAGTGGTGATCCAAACGCAGCAATTTATGTTTCAAAACTTGTAAAATTACAAAAATCTGCAGATAGTTTGAAAGTTCTCTTTGATGCTTATAGACACTCAACAAATGATATTAGAGTTATGTATAGATTGCTTAGAAATGATACTCCTGATTCACAACAGTTATATGAATTCTTCCCAGGGTATGATAATCTCGATGAGAATGGAAATGTAATCAGTTCTTCAAAAAATAATGGAAGGTCTGATAGATTCGTTCAAGCATCAAATACTTTAGATGATTTTGGTAATTATGAATTTACTGGCAAAAACATAACTCCATTTAATGGATTCCAAATTAAAATCATTATGACTGGAACAAATCAATCATATGTTCCACTTATTAGAGACCTAAGAGCAATTGCATCAATATGATACCAGTAGAAGGACATAAAGGATTGTATCGTGATGAAAAATCAAATGCAATCGTAAATTGTAATGATTATGAATATCAAGAATATTTGAGAGCTAAAAACTCTACATTGGATGAAAAAGGTGAGATTGAAAATTTAAAAACTGAATTGACTGAGATAAAATTATTACTCGCAAAACTATTAGAAAACAAATCCTAAATATATTAGGAAAGATTTTATCTAGTTATCATAATGGCAATATATGTAGCTAATATAACAATTCCAGGAGGTGCTGATTTTCAGCAAACATTTTTTCTCGAATCAGTAGCAAATACTCCACTGAATTTGACTGGATATACTGGATATGCAAAATTAAAAAAATCATCAGCATCATTAAACACTTCTGCTGCTTTTGTAGTTTCTTTTCCCAATCCTTCTGATGGAAAAGTTAAAATTTCTTTAGGTTCATCTATTACATCAACATTAAGACCAGGAAGATATTGTTATGATATATTATTGAATAGTGGAACAGTAAAGACAAGAGTTGTTGAAGGAAGTGCCTTAGTTACTGCTGGAATTACCACTGCATAAAAAACAATGCCAGATATTAACGAAAACATAATAAAAGTAAGACTTGGTGCGGAAAATGCTGTTAGAGTAGTTTCTGCTGTTGCAAATTTAAAAATGAAACTTAATGATTTGGATAATGTAAATACTACAGCAGGAATACCAAATAATTCAGTGCTTGTTTACAATTCAGTAACAGACCAATGGGACCCATATCCATTTATTGATGGTGGTACATACTGATAAATAATTAGAGTCTTCAATTAAGTAATGTCTCAACCATCAAGTCGTCAGGGATTAATTGATTATTGTTTGCGAAAACTTGGATATCCTGTTTTGGAAGTCAATGTCGATGATGATCAAATTGACGATTTGGTGGATGATGCTATTCAATATTTTAATGACAGGCATTATGATGGTGCAGCAAGAGTATATTTAAAGCACAAACTTCTCCCCGATGAGAAGACCATAGTAAGAACAGGCATCACAAGTTCAACTGGCAATTCTTCTATTGGAATTACAACAGTCACTTATCAGGAGACAACTAATTTTATTCAACTTCCAGATACAATTATTGGAGTAAATAACGTATTTAAATCAGACGCAAATACCATATCATCTGGTTTGTTTAATATCAAATATCAAATATTTTTGAATGATTTATATTACTATGGTGCTTTGGATTTATTAAATTATGCAATGGTAAAGACACATTTGGAAGATATTAGTAGAATAATAACTCCAGATGTTCAATTGAGATTTAATAAAAAGCAACACAGACTATATTTGGATATAGACTGGGCAATGGTAAATGAAAATAGTTATATCATTGTTGATTGCATTCGAATTGTAGACCCATCAGATTTCTCAGCAGTTTATAACGATTGGTGGTTGAAAAGATATTTGACTGCAATTATTAAAAAACAATGGGGACAGAATTTAATTAAATTCAATGGTGTTCAACTCCCTGGTGGAATTACAATGAATGGTGAAAGAATATTAAATGATGCGATTAGAGAAATTGAAGAACTTGAAACAGAACTTAAGACAACATATGAGTTGCCCCCAATGGATATGATAGGATAATGGCACCACTAAATCCCTATTTTCTGGGAGGTTCTTCCAGCGAACAAAGACTTGTTCAAGATTTAATCAACGAACAACTGAAAATGTATGGGCAAGATGTTGTTTATATGCCCAGACAGTTAATTAATGAAAAAACAATTATCAAGGAAGTTTTAGTATCAAAATTTGATGATAGTTTTAGAATTGAAGCATATATTTCAAATTTTAATGGATTTGGAGGACAAGGAGATATTTTATCAAAATTTGGTGTAAAGACAAGTGATGAACTAACTCTCATCATTTCAAAAGAAAGATATGAAGATTTTATATCTCCATTTTTGTTAGATGACCCAGACATTGAAGTTGCCACAAGACCACAGGAAGGGGATTTAATTTATCTTCCCATTGATAATGGTCTTTTTGAAATTAAATATGTTGAAGGAAAAGTTCCATTCTACCAGTTAAACAATCTTTATGTTTATGAACTGAGATGCGAAATCTTCAGATATGAAGATGAACTTATTGATACTGGAATCGATGAAGTTGATAGGTCAGTTCAAGATTTTGGTTATATTCAAACCATTACTATGGTCAAAGATACTGCAACCACAGCAACTGTTACAGTTTCTATTGCCTCCACTTTAAACAAATCAGTTCAATATATTGATTTGATTAACGATGGAACTGGTTATCTATCTACACCAGTAATTCAAATCACAAAAGCACCAGCAGGTGGAACAGATGCTACTGCAGTTGCTATTATGACTAGTAAAACAGGAAGAACTGGAGATTCGATTAGTAGAATTCTTGTAGTCAATCCTGGTGCTGGTTATACGCAAATACCATCAGTTACAATTGTAGGTCAATCTGGTTCTGGTGGAATTGCTACTGCTGTTCTTGCTTCTAGAACTTTGGGTATTGTGTCTATTACTTCTGGTGGAAGTCAATATTCATCTGCTCCCGTTGTTTCTATATCTACTGCTCCTGCTGGTGGAGTAAATGCAGCAGCAGAAGCAGTCTTAACAGTTACTGGAATTGTAACAGCAATTCGTTACACTAATGCTGGTGCTGGATATACTGTTAACCCAACAATTACACTTACAAGTCCTATTGGAATATCTACTGGTGACTTTGAGTTCAATGAATCAGTTAGAGGTGTTTCTACTGGAACTACTGGATATGTAAAAGATTGGGATGCGGATACTAGAGTACTTAAAGTTTCAATAGTTGGTGGAAACTTTGCTAATGGTGAACTGATAGTTGGTGCAGCAGCAACACACAAAGTATATTCAATCAATACATTTGAGGAATATGACCCTTATGCTGAAAATATTGTAATTGAAGATGAAGCAGATGGTATTCTTGACTTTTCACAGAAGAACCCGTTTGGTAATTACTAAATAATTAATAAACTCTATTGTTATGTTAGGAACTTATAGTTACAATGAAATAATCAGAAAAACCATTATTGCTTTTGGTACACTTTTTAATGAAGTGTATATCAAGCATGAGGAGCAGGATGGCACTGATTATAGTTTTATAAAAGTTCCTATTGCTTATGGTCCAATTCAAAAGTTTTTAGCAAGAGTAGAACAAAAACCAGATTTGAAAAAAAGAGTTGCGATGACTCTTCCTCGAATGTCTTTCGAGATGACAAGTTTGAAATATGATAGCAGCAGAAAAGTTTCTGCTATGCAAACATTCAAGGCAATAAAAACTACTGACAGAACAGAACAAATTAAAGTTTTTATGCCTGTTCCTTATAATATTGGATTCCAACTTAGTATTATGACTAAGTTGAATGATGATATGCTTCAAATTGTAGAGCAAATTCTTCCAGCATTCCAACCAAGTTTCAATTTAACAATTAATTTAATTTCATCAATAGGTGAAAAAAAGGATATTCCTGTAATTTTGGAAGGAGGAGTTAATATGGAAGATAATTATGAGGGCAATTATACAGAAAGAAGAGCTTTAGTTTATACTTTAAACTTTACAGCAAAAACTTATCTATTCGGTCCAATTGCTGATAGTACAGATGGACTAATCAAAAAAGTCCAGGTTGATTATTATACAGATACAAATACTAAGAATGCATCAAGACAATTAAGATATACTGCTACTCCAAGAGCACTTAAAGATTATAATAACGACAATACAACAACACTTGCCGAAAATATTGACGATAAAGTAACTGTATTTAATGTTTCAAGTGCTGTATCATTAGTTAATGATTCTTATATTATGATTGGTAATGAGGAAATGTATATTAAAGATATTTCTGGGAACATTCTAACTGTATTAAGAGGACAAGACGGTACAACAATTGAATCTCATAATGAAGGGGATTCTATTGATGCGATTACAACAGCAGATAATGAATTGGTTGAAATGGACGATGATTTTGGATTTAGTGAATCTCGTTTTGATTTTGGTGATGGTAAAGTTTATAGTACAACAAAGGGGATTGATGTATCATTATGAAAAGTAAATTCGAAAATATAGATGAAGCATTAGAAATAGAAGCAACTTCTGTATCAAAAGAGATTGTAAAAAAATCAAAAGAAGTAATAGCAAGACCGACTTCTGGGGAAGAGAGTGATAAAGATTATGAATACACAAGAGGAAATTTGTATTCATTAATTGAAAAAGGACAAGAAGCAATTGATAGTATTATGGATTTAGCACAACAAAGTGATAGTCCAAGAGCATATGAAGTTGCAGGTCAATTAATTAAAAATGTTGGTGATGTCACTGATAAGTTAATTGATTTGCAACACAAGATGAAAAAACTTAAAGAAGAAGATAATAGAGGTCCTTCTACAGTCAACAATTCTGTTTTTATTGGTTCAACAGCAGACCTTCAAAAATTATTGAAGCAAGGTCTAATGGATTCTAAATAGTTAAAAAA